CTGCAACAGCGCATACTGACTTTCCAACATCGGGATGGTCAGGTAGTGATTTGATTATAGCAAGACCTGCTTCGTCAGCTATAGGCTCGCAAGGAACAGGAAGAGGTAGGATTGGTAGATATACCAATGGAAAGTGGTCAAAAGGAATTATTGGATTTCCAAATAATAACAACGGCAATGGTGGTGGTTATGTGGTGTGGAGGGAGCTAAAAGCTCAGTCTACCGCAAACTTAACCCCTGATGGAAATGGACTGGTTGTCTACGATGACGGAGGAAACACCAGTTCTAATATTATTTTTTCAGCAACGGATTTAGATGTTACGGCTCAGTTGGTTGGTACTGGGAAGTTTAACGGAACAGACGGCACAGGTACGGCAGAAGGCTATTACCAAGAATTTCAAATGGATTCTAGCTTAGATGAGGGTCGTTATTACGTCCTTGTTTCAAATGCTCAGTCTACATATGTGACCGGAAGTAAAGGTCATAACAGTAGGTTTCATTTGAACTATGAATTTAATTACACAACCGGAACCATAAGAATGCTTAATTATTTAGCTGTAGGTAGTAGCCGTACTGCATTTTCAACCAACATAGACTGGGCTATTTTTTACGTTATCAATGGCGGCTCAGTAGACAACAATTTTTCATAGGTAGAATCATGGCGCATAGATTTGCATTTATAAATTCGGAGGGAGAGCTTAAAGGAATTACTTCTCCGGCTGATGATGATCAGTATGTCAACTTAGAGAAATACGGTGACAACACTGCCGTCATAATTCCTGCTGAAATAGACAATGATGAGTTAATGGTTCTTGGCTGGTATGACACTGATACAGATGAGTGGAAAGATCGAACTGAATGTCCCTCGCTCTATCACTTGTGGCAGGACAAGCAATGGACTTTTAATTCTGATGCTTTTTTTGAAATTGTAAGAGAGCAAAGAAATGAAAAGCTGTTTGAGTCTGACTGGACTCAAATGCCAGACGCCCCAATTACCGATGAAAAGAAAGCTGAATGGGTGGCGTATAGGCAAGTATTACGAGATATTCCAGCGACTTACAGCGATGCAACAGCAATGGATGCAATAACATTTCCGGCAAAGCCAGAATAAGTGCATTTTTTTTGTTAATTCACTTGATTTTAAAGTATGATAGGAGTACTCAATGTCCTTAGATTTCGTTGATATAAGAGAAGTTTGGGACGTTGTAAAGGTTGGACTAGAACAAGTGTCATCCGACACCTCTGCTGACTGGAGACTTGAAGATGTTTATGCTGAGTGCGTAAACGGAGAGGCTCATCTCTTGATGGACACCGCACGGACGACTACTGGTTTTATTATTCTCCAGTCGGTTAGGATTCCATTCCAAAAAGCCGCAAAACTACTCATCTGGATAGCATACGATCCAGTCGAAAATAGTCTTGCTACCTACGGCGAAGAACTTGAAACCCTTGCCCGAAATACAGGGCATAAAGAAATAGAATTTTTATCTCCACACGAAGGTTTATGGACTCTAGCAAAAGCTAGTGGCTACCACCTTCAGTGGGCGGTTATGAACAAAAAACTATAGGTGATTTCATGGGTGGTGGTGGCGGATACGAGCCAGAAGAACAAGAAAGCAAGCTTGCGCTAGCTGAACAGGCGGCAAATGCACTTCAGCGTTATGGAGATGTTTTCGTGCCTTTGGAAAATATGTCCATACAGGACTCGTTTAATAGGTTTGGAGAGCAAGCTTATACAGACACCATGGGTCGGGCAACGACAAATACTGCTGGCATATATGAGCCAAAACAAGCAGAGCTTGCCCAAGCCGCTTTTCAAAGAGGCTTAGATCCTACATCAGGTGCATTTCAGGCTGACGCTGGCGCTTTAGCACAAGCTAAGGCTCGCGGCATGGGACTTTCAGGTGCTAGTGCTGGGTTAGATAATACCGATCAAGCTTATCAGGGCATAGGCAACTGGATACGCGCAGGTCAAGGGTTAGCAACAGATACCATGTCTGGAAATATCGCACTGGCTCAAGCTGGTATTGATCGCGCTGGCGCACAAGCTGAAAAAGACTTTTCAAAATCAAGTTCATTAAGAAGCATAGCTGGCACAGGTGCAGGTATGGCGGCTGGATATGGTTTGGGAGGAGGTGGTTAAGATGGCATTTAATATGGGTCAATACCTAGCAATGTTATCAGGAGATTCAGCAGATGCTGTTTCCGGTTTTTATGGTTCGTCATCTCCTTACACTGTCGAAAGGGATGCAAACGGTGTTCCTCAGTATGGAGACGGTGGAGGTTACAACGCTTATAGCGGAATAAATCCTTACCGTTACTCTTATATGGACAGAGAGGACAATCCGGCAGACAAGCTTTATGCAGATTTAATCCGCGCTCAGACGCGAGACTACAATACAAGGTTTGCCCCCTTAGAAAATTTCTTAGCAAGTGAAATCACTGCTACTGGAACTAAATCATTAGCCGGAGACCTAGAGCGAACTCAAAACGCTGTTACGAATGCAGGAATAAATGTTCGGGGTCAACAGGATAGATCAGCGGGTCGTTACGGTCTTACAGCACAGCCTCAAACTGGCGCTGGAGCTTATGAGATGTCAACACTTGTTGGTGGTCTTAACGATACAAAACTAAGAGATATAGACCGAAGACAGGCTCTCTTGACAGGAAGCATGTCCGGCATATCACAAAAGGCGAGAGGTGTAGGAGGATGACAATCCTAGCGGCAGGTTATGGGTTACGAAACCTAGCAAACCAAGGCATGAGAAGTGTTGCTGAGTTAGAGGCACAAGAGAACGCTATAGCGGATCAGTTGGATGCGGCAGAGCAAGCTCAAAAAACTCAAATGTATTCTACCGGCGCAGGTATTGGCGGGTCATTCGGTGTAAATAGTGCTTTAGAGGCTGGTAAAACAGCTAAAGACGCAATCGGCACAGCAAATAAAGCGATAAAAGGGCTGGGTACAATTGGTAAACAAGGCGGTCAACTGACATTTACCCCTACTGGTGGAGAATTGCTCACAGGAACCGAAGCAGTCCAAGCAGTGGATAGTGCGGCTGGCATTGCCGATGCGACAGCCGCTAAAAAAGCGGCTGATTTGGCTCAAGCGGCAGAAGCCGCTGGGGCGCTAACCGAAACTGTTGAAGTTGTTGAAACTGTTGAGGCGGTTGGCACTGCAACGGAGGCGGTAGGCGCGGCAACTACAGCGGCTAGCTCGACAGGAACGATGGCAACTCTTGGAGCAATCGCCGCCCCAGTAGCAATTGGTCTTGGCGTAGCATTTTTACTTAACAAATTATTCGATTAGGTTATCACGATGGCACTTAATAAATATGGCGGTTTTGCAGACGGATTCACTCAAGGTTTTGGTCTTGTATCTAATGTACAAGATAATTTTGCTAGACAAGAACTTGCTGAAGAAGAGCTAAGGCTTAGAGATGAAGATCGAAAAGAGCGTCGAAAAGACCGAAAGGCTGACCTTGACTACAGAACTAATCGAGATGCTTTAGCGGCTACAAACAGAAAGGATGACCTTAAAATAGCCGCCGATCAAAGAGTTTTAGATAATACTTTTCGTAATGACCAGTTAGCTCATAAGAAAAGCCTCTTAAATCCTGAAACAAACCCCGAACTCAAGGCAAAGCTTGCACAAAATAAAATAGACTCAGAAAATCAACAGACAATATTTAACAAGAAAAATGAGAGCCTAGATAGAGAAACCGAAAACATTGTAAAAGAAGACAAGATTGTAGCCGCCGGTCAAGCCGCTAACAATCTATTATCATTTGAAGTTCCGGTAGAGGGTTTAAATGACACTGATGCTGGGGCATTCAACCAAGCTATTCAGGCAACAGATGATAGCGTTCTATCTATTAAGGGTGCGCTAAATCCGTTTACTCCTGAGGTTGCTCAAAACGTATCAAAGGACATACAGGTATTTGCAAGCGGACAGGATCTGTCTAATAAAGAAAATATTTTAGGCGGCACAAACATTTTAATTTCTAAGAATACTAAAGGTATTGGAGAAATTATTCCAGCTACGGTTGAAGGTCAACCGCATCCATTTCCTAACGCTCCTCCAAATCTTAGGACAGGAGAGTACGAGATTATTTCTAAGGAAGCCTACGACATT